GACAATTAATACAAGAAGTACAAGCCTACATTGATGGTACATATGGTGAGCACTACGCTTCCGATAAGTATCAAGCAACAGACATCATCATTGATTCAGGACATGGTGAAGGCTTCACACTTGGGAACATTATGAAGTACGCTAAACGCTACGGAAACAAGGACGGAAAGAACAGAAAAGACTTGCTAAAGATACTGCATTATGGTATAATAATGCTTAACGTACACGACATTGAGAACTCATAATGGTTGAAGACAAAGTAGGTATCAAGGAATATCTTGGTATAAAAATTAATTACAGTAACGAAAGAAATTTAGATAAGTTCAGCCTTGATACACTCAAGGATAGATACTTATGGGAGAATGAAACACATGCACAAGAAGCGTTCGCAAGAGCCTCCGTCTTCGGAGCAACCTACAAAGGAGTCACCAATTTTGAGTTGGCTCAACGCCTTTATCACTACAGTTCCTCTTGTTGGTTCATGTTTAGCACTCCTATTCTTAGTAACGGGGGAACAAGTCGTGGGCTTCCTATCAGTTGTTTCCTTAATTATGTACCTGACAGCAGGGTCGGTCTATCAGATCATTATGATGAAAATATATGGTTGGCGAGTTCAGGTGGAGGTATTGGTGGATATTGGGGAGACATTAGGAGTAACGGTGTATCTACTACTCACGGCAGTAAGTCTACTGGTTCAATTCCTTTCATGCATGTAGTAGATTCTCAGATGTTAGCCTTTAATCAAGGAGTAACAAGACGAGGTTCGTATGCCGCATACATGGACATCAGCCATCCGGAGATAGAAGAGTTCATAAACATTCGAAAAGAATCAGGTGGAGATATTAACAGGAAGTGTTTGAATTTACACAACGGTATTAATATCACAAATGATTTTCTTAAAGCTGTAGAAGATGATGCAGACTGGAGATTGGTTGACCCTAAATCAAACGAAGCAGTTAAGGTTGTTAATGCTAGAGACCTCTGGTGGCAGATAATTAACGCCAGAGCAGAGACAGGTGAACCGTACATGATTAACATTGATACATGTAACGAAGCTTTACCTAAAGAACAGAAAGCTTTAGGATTAAATATCAAACAAAGCAACCTATGCTCAGAGATTACACTAGCAACTAATGAAGAACGTACAGCTGTATGTTGTTTGTCTTCTGTTAATCTAGAATACTTTGATGATTGGTCAGAGAATCCAATGTTCATAGAAGATTTAATAACAATGCTCGACAATGTTTTACAACATTACATTGACAACGCTGTCGACACAACACACTTAGGAGAATATAGTGCTAACTTTAAAAGGTTTCAAAAACATATCAAGCCGGGCAAAGAAGGGTTTACTAAATCTGCCTACTCTGCTTATCGAGAAAGGTCGCTGGGCTTGGGTGCAATGGGATTCCATTCGTATCTCCAGTCACGTAGCCTACCTTTTGAGGGTATATACGCTACGGGATTTAATCACAAAGCGTTCAAATACATTAAGAGCCAAGCTTCCAAAGCATCTGAACAACTTGCAGAAGAACGTGGTGAAGCTCCTGACATCCATGGCAGTGGGCGTAGGAATGCTCATCTCCTCGCTGTTGCTCCTAATGCCTCTTCTAGTATTATTTGTGGTGGGACATCTCCTTCTATTGAGCCATACAGGGCTAACGTATATACACACAAAACTTTATCCGGCTCCTACCAAGTAAAGAACAGACATTTAGAAAGCTTGTTAGCCACAAAGAAACTAAACAAAAATGAACTTACAGAAGTATGGAAAGATATAGCAGGACATGAAGGTTCTGTTCAACATCTTACTATACTAACTGACAAAGAAAAAGAAATATTTAAAACTGCTACTGAGTTAGATCAAGTTTGGGTTGTAGAACATGCATCTCAACGACAAGAATTTATATGTCAAGCTCAATCAGTTAACCTATTCTTTACTATACCTACAGCTACAGAAGCACAAGAAGTGCACGATGAATACATGCAGTATGTCAATGATGTACATTGGTATGCTATGCACAAGTTAAAATCTTTGTACTATTTTAGAACAAATGCTGCTCGTAACGCAGAGAATGTAAACACTAAAGTTCAACGCATCAAGTTAGATGAAGTTGAATGCATAGCGTGTGAGGGATAGTATGAACTGTTGGCATTGTAATACACAATTAATCTGGGGTGGAGATCACGACATAGAAGAAGAAGATGATGAGTACATAATGGAAACTAATTTAAGTTGTCCTGAATGTAACTCATTTGTAGTGGTATACTTACCTAAAGAAATAATATGACACAAGAAGAATTTAATCATATACTTACACCAGAATTTAAAGGGTTTACTAGTAGAATGTGGATTGACTATCTCGATGAAACTAAAAGCCCTTTTGCACAAACCGATGATTACGCAGGTTATGTAATCAAGAATTTAAAATATTTAATTAGAAAGTTTAACACGGAGAAACTATGAGCTTATTAGACACACGAGATTATTACAAACCTTTCGACAATCCTTGGATGTTCGATTACTACGTACTACAAAATCAAATGCATTGGATGCCTGAATCTGTAGCCCTACACACAGATGTAAAAGATTGGCAAGAGCTATCAAAGCAAGAGAAGTATTTACTAACACAAATCTTTAGATTGTTTACTCAATCAGATGTTGACGTAGGTGCAGGATATGTAGATAGATACATGCGTATCTTTAGAAAGCCGGAAGCTAGAATGATGATGGGTTCTTTTGCAAACATGGAATCAATACATCAACATGCTTACAGCTTACTACTTGATACAGTAGGTATGCCTGAGATAGAGTACAAAGCCTTTGCTGAATACGAAGAGATGTCAGCCAAGCATGAGTATGTACACAACATCAAGACTACCAAGGCAGACAAGAAAAGCATTGCAAAAACTTTAGCAGTTTACTCAGCCTTTACAGAAGGACTACAACTTTTTAGCAGCTTTGCAATCTTGTTAAACTTCCCACGCTTTGGACGTATGAAAGGCATGGGACAGATAGTTACTTACTCTATCCGTGATGAGTCAATGCACGTTGAAGCTATGACTAAATTGTTTAGGGAATTTATCCAAGAGAACTTAGATATATGGACAGATGATTTCAAAGCAGAAATCTACGAGATATGTAGACAGATGGTTGATCTTGAGGACAAGTTCTTAGACTTAGTGTTTGACATGGGAGACCTTGAAGGACTTACCAAGAAAGATATGTATGCTTACAATAGATACATAGCTGATAGAAGATTACTACAGCTTGGACTGAAAACAAACTATGACCAACGTGAGAATCCTCTCGGGTGGTTAGATGAAGTGATGGGTGTTGAACATCAGAACTTCTTTGAAGGTCGTGCTACTTCTTATATGAAAGCAGGACTGCGTGGTAGACAAGACAAGATTACATTTGCAAAGGTGGATAATGAGAACTAAACGCACCGAAGCCAAACTGATAGGCTATACTTTGTTTTATGATCGGACAGGAAAACTTGTAACAGAACGCACAAGCACAGACATAACAGCACTCAAAGATTTTTTAAGTGCTGAAGAGTTTAATACTTTATCTATTATACTTAGGGAAGCTACAGCTAAACTAGATAATATACATGGGCAAATAGAAGCCCACCTTAATGCTAGGTTACTTACTGATTAATCTGCTAATGGATTACCGGAGCTTTTCTTTAGTTCCTCAACAATGTTATCTAAGACTTTAATGTCTGCTTCAACATTAGCGATGGACTTGTAAAGCTCTGTGTTGTCCGGTATTTTCTTAACTCTAAGTTTAAGATTAACAATCTCCACATCAATCCCTACAAATCTTTTTTCAATCTCAATTACTGAAGCTCTTACAGTTGCATTGTATTGAATTTTCTTTTCAACAACAACCAGCCGGTTATAAAGTTCAGCACCTGCCCAACCAAAACCTGTTAGTGTGCTTAGTATTCCTACAAACACTGTTAATTGTCCTGTTCTTTCTTTTAACCAATCCATAATATTCTCCTATAAGTTAGGTTGTAATCGTTTCATTTCGGTCAGCGTATTAATACTCTGTCCTGCCATTTGATAAAAGCCTTTGAGGTTATCAGCTAACATATTGTTAGCGTATATACTACGAGGGTCGTACCAAGTTTCTTTCTGTGGTAGCACCACATTTCTATAACTGTTAAAGTCTGGGACAAACCCCATGTAGGCTATAATAGTATCTTCTGCACCATACTCACCGGTTTCTTCTTGTTGAGTAGTTACATCATCTTGAGCATCTTGCATGTTCTGTGCTAGTATCTTATCAGCTATCAGGTCTGAATCCGAAGCTGTAGTTTCTGTTGAGACTGACACATCAATTTGATTTTGTATAGTTTGTGTCGTGGTCGTATCTACAGATAGCGATGTAGAGACCGTCTCAACTTCCACAACTTCGGAAGACATTGAAGTACTAACATTAGAATTAAAACTCATGTCAAGTAATTGATTGGTTTGTACAGAAGCAGATGCAAATTGTTCTGACATACTAGGAGAACTACTCGTACTCATCCCTCCACTGGAGTTAGATGC